ATCTTCTATAGCTGTAGCACTACTAGGAGTTAAGTAAGATGTAATATTTGTGTGTAATGCATTACTTGAGGAGTATGCAGTATTATCTGTATCATACCATACATTCTTTTCAGATCCATCATTACAACTCCACATTCTAACTTTACCATCAGAAGCTACTTGTCCTAAATAAGACCCTTCACTTTCATCTCTGTAGTAACTAAAGAATGTACCATTACTCTGTACATTAGCTAATGGATCCCTACCTATTCTTTTACTACCACTTCTCTTTGGTAAACCTTCAGTTAAATCAGGAGTACAATTTATTATATCTCTTAACTGACCAGGGATTAATCTATGATCTGGTTGTTTAGAAATACCTAAATTATAGTTATCTATTGTTTGAGAAACTGATGCCATTATCTTCCTAGTGACCTCCAAGGTTGATATGAATTATAGGTACTATCATCAGGTAAACCAAACATAGTATGATTACCTTGGTTACATTCGTACTCCATTACAGTAGCTCTAGATAAAGCTTCTTGCTGAGATAATAATTGTACTAACTGTGGATTACCTACTAGTTGTGTAGCTGCTCTGACTGATGCTTTAGCGATTATATATCTTTTGAATGGAGATGGTAGATCTTCAAAGGTTAGTAGTCTTACTATATCTAAATCTATACCATCTGACAATTCAGACCAGTCATCTGTATGATCTAACTTATCATATAAATACCCTCCTCTTCTAACTACATCATAGTTACGTTTAGTCCAGCCATCAGTGACATCCATTTTAAGTATATCATTACCAATAGCTATCTTATTATTAGTAGAGTCTGGTGTATATTTAACGTGTCTTTCTGTATTAAAATGCCAGCCTTCATTCTGTACATCTACATTACAATCTCTTAGTATATTATATAAGAAACCTACTTCAGGATTATTACTAGTATCTATATTTGTTATTGGTGCTTGACCGATAGCTCCCAAGATTGCATTTACAGCGGAGAGTTCGGTCTCGGTATCAATTGTTGTGGAAGCCATAAGTTATTTGAATAAAAAAAAAGAGGAGTCCGAAGACTCCCCATGTGTATATATTAACCGAATGCAGCAGGCTTTGTAGCTGTTCCACAGAACAACTCAACAGCAGCGGCTGGGTTTAGATAGTCTGCTCCCATTGCGAGACGACCGAGAATCACGTCACCCTGGTAAATCACACTAACATCTCCACTTGTTACTTGAACTTGTGGTCCGATAGCTTCAACTACACCAGCGGCTTCTTTCTGGAATATAAGTCCACAAGTATTGTTGAACTTAGCTTCCTGTCCGTAGTCGTTTACTGTGTCATTGTGCTGATCACCCATAGCTTCACCAACGAATGAGCCTGTGTTACCAGGATCAGTTGTGCCAGGGGCTGTTGCAGATGCAGAGCCATACTTAGTACCAAACTTACCAAAGAACGGAATGTTCATTGACTTGTAGATCTTGATACCAGCAATCTCGAATACACCCTTACCTGATTGTAGGGCATCTCCTTGCTCATCACGGTTGACAAGGTAAGCACCAATGCCTGATCCGTCTAATCCTTTAATCAGTGCATAGTACTGACGTGGGTTTAGTACGGCTACCCGTCCCTCAGTTGAAACTCCTTTCTCATCTAGTGCAGCTGCAGCATCATAGAATGCAGTGACTAGTTTGTCAGGATCATAAGCTTCAGCACCAGAGTTGGTTGCTGTACCTACTTGAATCTGAGTCCCACCTGGCTCGACATAATTAGTCTTTGATACAGGTGAAGCTTTACGTGCAGCTTTTGTAATTGCACGGAAGATTCTTCTATCATAGTTTTCTGCTAGAGCATAACCAATCTTTCTGGATATCTCTCCTCTTAAATCGTAGTGAGCAAGAGTCTCATCTAGCTCATACACGAAAGCTGAACTGATAAGTAGGTCATCAACTGTGATGGTCTTCTCAGCTACTGGAGGTGCATTGTCAGAGTTACCTAATATGGACTGACCTGGAGTATGATACTCACTATTGGTACGTCCCGTGTAGATGAACTGAAGACTCTTACCGTTCTTCAAAGTTCTCTTAGTAACTAGATCCCTTGCAATTGTATTGCGTTGGAATCCTTTAAACATCTCTCCACTAAATAGCTTGAGGAAGAGTGCTCTGCGTTCTGTTGTTGTAAAGGTAGAACCAGACCTTGTCGCATTATCTGCACCTGGCGCGGTAAG